TTTTTTGTCTCTGGTTCGCCCCAAATTTTTTGTGGTGATAGTGATAGTGAAAGAGGCTTTCACGGCTCCGTACGAGGCGCCCCCGTTTTGTCATGACCTGCGTGTCATGACCTGCGTGAGTCCTGATCTACCGTCCGTAGGTCCTTGACATAAGGATCTGAGGTGATAGACTGGGGTCTGGTGGTCAGGGGTCGGCCTCTGATACCGACGAGAAATATATCGTATATTTCTCGGGATACTAAATAGTTATTGGATACAACAAGGGAGATGGAAAGTGTCCTACCTAGATATAGAAAACATGAGTGAGCTAAGCAACGGGCAGCTTCAAGCGTCGGTAGACGTTCTCACAAACAGAATCAGTGCCCTGCTGCCAGAGATCGGAACGTTTAACGAATCCGCATCTTGGGAGGCGAAGCGTGTGTGCGAGCATCTGCAAATAGTTCTTGATGAGGTTGCTCGCCGTTGGCTGGCAATAAACCAGGAGCGCTTGGGAGGCTTGACTGCTTCTGAGGTGTTGCTGGATCTGGTCAGCATCCATAACGATTCGATTCAAGCTCAGGTCGAATTTGAGCGTTCCGAACATTTGGAGGTTGGCTAATGGACCGTGATGCAGATCCCCAGCCTTATCAGTTCCATGAGTGGTGGATGGCTAATAGACCCAAGTGGGTGCAGTTGCCCGAGGAGAAAGCACGTTGGGCTCAACGTGGCGACGAATCTGCTCTGGAATTGTTCGTTCAAGAATTACAGGAGGCAGGCAATGTCGATGCCTGATGTTCCTATGTATCCTGGTCCGCTGCTTGTTTTGTGCGTGATCATGTTTTGTCATGGCTGCTATTTGATCAGCCAATCATATTGGGCACGAGAACGTGCCCGTGGTCCTGAGTACTGGCAAGCGATGCTGGACTCTTTACGAAGAAAGGGAGTGTGATATGTCATCTATTGAAGCTCGGGCTCGTTGTCGTGGTAAATGCGGTAACGACTATTTCACTTCAGTGCGATCGGCTGAAGTTGAGAAGTGGGTCAACGGTTCTCTGGCTCAAACTGTGTGGCCTGATAAGACTGCTGATGAGCGGGAGATCATTCTGCATTCTCAGTTTGTGCGCCAGTTAGGTCGGCCTGCTAACTATTCGTACTATATGTGTCCTCCGTGTGGGGATGAATTGTTTGGATACGACTATGACTGAGATGGATTCCGCTGTAGAGATAAGCCTTCACCAACTAATTCAAGTGCTTGAGATTCTCGAATACTTGGAGGAAAACCACGACCGTAACCGCCGTGACTCGGTTCTCTATCAAGAACTAGTGAACGTGTGGGTAGCAAATGTGGGGGGGGTGAAAACATGAGATGTCCTAGATGCATGGTGACTGAGTTGGAGATTGAGCAAGCTCAGAATGCTTTGAGTCGGGTTACAGATATGTATATCTGCACCCCGTGTGGCATGGATGAGGCAGTGCGAGATTTTGCGCCTTCGTTGAAGGTGCGGCAGAAACACGAGTGGCCTGTCTTGACTCGTCACTCCTTTCATGACCTTGTCAACGAGTAGTTGACATAAGAAAGTACTGGCCCTATACTTATGTCGAGGTGCAAATAGGGTCACTTCAAAAATATACAATATATTTCCAAAAATTCTCATATCAACACAACAAGGGAGAAAAATATGAGTGCAGAAATATACGGCGATGACCTAGCGGTCTACGCTCGAACAGCTTGGCATGGTAAAGGGATCACCTATGGGCATCTGCTCTCCATAGAGGAGTACGCAGAGAATCCGTGGCAATTCCAAGCCGAACGTCAAGAACTGTATGTCCAAGACATGATTGACGGTGAGATTATTTACACACCTGTCTCTGCATGGGATGTAAATAATGGCTTCGTCATTCGTCGTGACGACAATGGGTTCCCACTAAATGTGGGCGTGACAGAAGGCAGGGGCATCACTCAATATGATGAGATGGATGCCGCTGTAGAGAAACTGATAGAACAGGGTTTCTCTCCTGGTGTCGCATCCAAGGGCACCCTGAATCACGGTCGTAAGGCATATGTAACATTGGAGATGGGTGAACCACTGGATATTGAGGGATACAGCAAGATCCATAAGTACTTCACGTTGACTGATGCTCACGATGGGACGATTGCCGCATCAGGCCGTCCGACTCTCGGAGTGGTGGTGTGTGCGAACACATTCGCTGCCTACATCTTGGGAGTGAAGGCTTCGTGGTCGGTTAAGCACACTCGTAATGCCAGTAGCTATCTGGAGTGGGCTATCGACTCGTTTGTTGAGGCAGCCAAGCTGCAACAACATCTCGATGCACAGGTAGAACGGCTTATTAACGAGAGCTATGCCGTCGGTGATTTCAGTCAACTGACTGGGAATCTATTAGGTACCAGACCAGAAGATGAGGGTAGGAGTCAAACGTCTTGGGACAAGACGTTCTCCAACATTATCGCTCGCTACTGGCATGATGATCTAGACGGTGGTATCCGAGAAACCAAATGGGGTGCACTCATGGCCGTACAAGGCTACGAGCAGCATGTCCAGCAGGTGCGTGGTGGATCTAAAGAGGGACGGCATCTTGATCGTCTGCTCTTCGGATCTATGCCTCTCACCGAGAAGGCAATCGGACAGTTAGTTACATCTGATTGAGCATCCCGTCAGGCACGAAATATATCGTATATTTCGTGCTTGGCTGATGTGCTCAAGCGCATCCACGGCCAAACAAGGGAGAAACCAATGGCTGAATTTACAGTAGAAATAGATGACGATGGACTGTTCGATTGCATCGAAGAGAAAATCGGAGGGGTTGTAGAGAACTATGTAGACGACCACGATTTCGGTGATCAGATAAGCGAAGGGCTAGACAACATCGACCTGGGTGACACTGTCAGTGACGGCATCTGGAACTTCAGGCAATGGGATGAGATTGTCCAGAAAGAAGTAATGAGGGGCTATGAGTCCTGGGGGCTTGTAGTTACTCACGACCTGCCCGACATCATTGACACCCGAATCGAAAACCATTTAAGAGACTTCGTTATCACAAGCAGTGAGTCTCGGTGTGGCATAGGCAAAGCTTTCGCTGATGCCGCCAAACACATGATCGAAGAGTATGTGGAAGGGCCACGGGACATTGCTGCAGGATCATGCAAATGTGACGAAGTACTCAGTGCTTTTAAGTCAATGTTCGAGATCATGTCTGACACGATGAGGCAACTGGAATCATGATTGTCAACGTAGGGTTGCCACGCTTAAGTAGTGACCGTAAAGTTGCGCCTCTGGTCAGGAAAAAAGGCAACGGCATTAACGAGGGGACCCCGAAGGTCAAGAACACTTTCGGGCTTCCCGCCCTTGTCTCCTGTCCTGGGCACACCGAATGGTGCGCTGATGCGTGTTATGCGTTGGCACTTCAGAACTTTCCAGGCGTCCGTAACTTGGTGCAAGAGAACTGGGATGTCGTGTCTCCTCATCTCAACGATGTAGACACACTGCATGCCATGCTCAGTGCCATGCTCAGCGAATGCTCTATCGAATATGTGCGAGCGAAGATTCCTGAGGATGACTGGGTGTTTAGGCACTTCTGGGATGGTGACATCCCGTCCGCTGCGTTCGCTCAAGCGATCAAACGAGTAGCAGAAGACTTCCCTGAGTTTCAGTTCTGGTTGTATACAAGAACCTTCAAAGCAGCCCCCCTGCTTATGGGTGTCAGCAATCTGGCCGTGTACTTATCTGTTGATAAGGACAACGTGCTGGATGCGGTTCGGACAGAGAAAGCGTTGCTGTCCGAGCCGATGCTGGCGTTCTGTGCTGACACTTGGGAGGAGACTGAAGAGTTAGCTGCCAAGTTTCCGCATCGTCGTAAAGGACCTAAGTGTCCTGAGCTAACAGGTAAAACTCCGATGGTCGTCTGGGACGACGACGGGGTGTTTGGTCGTGGCGCATGTGTGGAGTGTGGCATGTGTATCTACGGTCGCAACAATGTCCGATTTGCTTCCACCAATAGAAAGGGAGAGTGATGAAGCACGTTATCCATGTCCACCAACAGAAGCTCAAGAAAGGGGAAGCTGCCATCATTGACCGCACATACAAGGGATCGACACATCATCGAAGGGTGTATGTGGATGGACCTTGCTACATCGTTCAGCCTGTAGAGCCTGACCGATGTGGTGCCCGTGTCTGGATCGAGACAGAAGCGGAGACATATTATGGGTGACTCTGAGTACACAGAGCTAGAACGCTCAGCTTATGCGTTTGCTTTGTTCACTGTCCTGATCTTGGATGAGTTGAGGGAGCAGTATCTGAGGGGTGAAAACTTTTTGGAGATGGTTCCGAGCTTCGATGGGATTATTGACCGTGCTATCCAGTATCAGTTGGACATGCTGGTTGAAGATCCTGAGATTGAGGGACTCAATGAGTAGCGGAAATATATCGTATATTTCCGCCCGCCAAAGGGAGACAGCATGAATGTTTGGTTAGCTATCTGGGCAATACTGGACTTCGCTTCGGTGAACCATGAGCCCCCTAACCCTGAGATTCCTGAGATCGTATGCGAATTCTTCGTAGACGACTGCGTGAGGGCACTGGGGGTGGCGTGGTGCGAGTCGCTACACAATCCCCGTGCCTATAACGGGGTAGATCACGGCTTGTTTCAAATAAACGAACATTATTGGGGCCATGTGTTTGAAAGGCACTGGCCGAAACGATACGAAGTGGTGCAGTCAACATGGATGGCGCACTACATACACGAGAACACCCGTGGAGGGTGGGCCTTATGGACTTGTGGGAGGTACAAGTAATGGAAACAATTAGATATAAGAAATGCTCTGGGTGTGGAATTGTTAAACCGTTTTCGGATTACCACCGTCAGAAGCCTAAGTCCCCATCATCAAATGGCATACGTCCCAAATGCAAAGAGTGTCGAAAAGTCGATTGTGCTACGGACTACATCAACCGTAAGGATTTCATTAAAGAAAAACAAAAGATTTACAGGGAAAATCTGCCACCAGAGAAGTATGACAAAATGAGAGTACGCATTGCCGAATGGGAGAAGGCCAACCCAGAGAAGGTCAGGGCATCGGCCAAGAAGTACCGTCAATCTGCATCAGTTTCCAGATACGAGGATTACCAGCGACGACGGGCACTCCTAGCCAACGCCCCATGTGATGGTCACACGATGAAAGAACTACACGCCCACTGGCTACATCATGGCTTCGATCCAAACACCTGCTCTTACTGTGATGCACCCATCACTGCGAAGACTTCGATAGGCGACCATGTCATCCCGCTCTCCAAGGGAGGAGATCACATGATGGACAACCTCGTACCTGCATGTCTCTCATGCAACTCATCCAAGTGTGACAAGTTGCTTCACGAAGAATGGACACCACCTAAGGATCGGATAGTCGCATGAAACCTAGGAAAGGAAGAACAGCTTGCTGGGCCATACTTCCTGGCGGACAACAATGCCCAAGGGAACGTCGAACCTCTTTCCCTTACGACGGCATTGGTTCCAGAGATGGAATCATTGCCTTATGTCACGGACATAAACGTAACTTCGAGAAGTACGGATCGCCGCGAACTGACATTCCCATGCGGATCATGGCGAAGCTCACGTTTGAGGAACGGGTCGAAACGTATCTGAATCCTGCGTTTAGTTACATCAGGTTTGGTGACTTTGTTCGTGATGACGGGACGGTTTGTTTCCTTTGGCAAGGCTTCACCCAAGAGGGTGGATACGGTGCGGTCAACAGCAAGGTTGTTGCTGAACGAGTTGGCACAAGACGCAACGCCTTGACACATCGTATGGTCTGGGTTTACCATTACGGTTCTATTAGGGAGGGGATGCACATACATCACACTTGCCACGTAACAGCATGCTGCAATATCAAGCATTTACAGGAGAGAACTATGGCAGCAAACGATCTCGAAGCAAGTACGCATTCCGTTGTCCTGGGTAGAAAAGATGAAGAAATCAAACAATTAAAGGAGGACAAACATGAGTTACAACGACAGCTTCACAACTCGTTGGACCTCAAGCGACTTCACTAAACATGGGTACATAGCTACCTACGCATTAGGGAAATGCCGTTGCAGTAAATGCACCGACCGCTGGCTTGCTTGGAACGAACTTGCGGGCATTAAGCACAAAGGGGAAGTTATAAGACAGACCACAAAAAGATCACAAGTAAACCACAACGGGAGAAGGACATAAATATGGAAAATGTGAATGACGACATACTCATCCAAATATTCGATCAAATGCAGGATCAGATACATGATGACCGAAAGCTCGCAGTTGGACTGCTCACTCGGGCAGACAAACTAGAAGAAACTATCGGCATATTCATGCAGTCTGTAGCTGTTGAAGACATAGGCCAAGATGCCGATGTCATACCCCTGAGGGATACTGATGGCGACCAATAGAACAAGACGACCTGGATACAACTGCAAAGGGAAACCTTCCGCTTCCTGTTATGGGAACGGATGCAGATGTCTAGGATGTCGTTCCGCCTGGAACCAATACAACAAGGAGAAAACAGAGAAGAAACGTGGACCAAGAAGACAAAAGCATGCGCCGCTACAAGACGCTTATACCCGAGAACAAATTCTGGAAGCTAGAGCCCAACATGAATCCATCTAAATACGAGATCAAAGGGACTGTTGTCCCATTGGGAGCGGGCTTACGCACATCTGGATACGTCGTGTTGCAAGACGGCCAGTACAGAGAGTTCTTTAAGACAAGAGCCGAAGCTGAGCAAGCCGCTCAGACCTGGACAAGTAACGAAGAAGAGAAGGAGTGTTGCGAATAATGGCCCTGTACCTAACTCAGCTACACAGGACGCTAACTGAATGTGTCGATTCATATGAACCACTGGCGGCTTTGGAACGACTAAACGATTTTGACCGCCAGTTACGAGAGAAGTTGAAGCTAACCAGCTACATGCGTAGGCACGCATTGCTGGACGCTGTACAAGCAGAGGGAAACCAAGCACGAGTTGGACGTAGCATCGGGTTGTCTCGGCAGAGAGCACATGACATGGTTGAACGGGCGCAATTTGAACGTTTACACAAGATCGAACCACCTCTGGGAGAGAGCGCTGTTTGATCTCTGGTTGTATCCATGTTAAAATGGGGGGAACCCCCCAAGGGTTCCCCCCATTTACATAATGTTTAGAGGGAGCAGAAATATACGATATATTTCTGCATCAAGGTTTAGGTTGGGCCGTCCTGTATCTCCCTGCGGGGCGGTCCCAACCGAGTAGGGAGAAAAATGATTGAGATACGTTTACGACAGAGTTGGATTAACACATTTCTTAAATGCCCAGAGCAGGCAAGGCAAGACAGGCTTGGTCTTGTCACCCAGAAAGAGTCATCAGACTTTTTGAGAGGCAACGCTGTACATGGGGCAATCGAGTACGCAGGTCGGCTGATGATGGCGGGGATGCCCCGCCCACAGCTATCAGAAATTATTGAGGTCGCAGAAGAATTTATTGTGAGTTACTCGTCGGCTGTTGAGGTGTGGCGTCACCACTACGAACCCTTGGTTGACACGGTTCGAGCTAACTTGACATGCTGGTATGAAGAGTTGTTCCCTGAACTTGATCCAGTGGGAGTGGAGACTCCCTTTGAGAAAGAGATCGGTAGGAGAGACAACGTTCGTTTAGTCCTAACAGGTACGGTGGACTGGATCGATAAGTCAGGTGTCATTTGGGATTGGAAGAATCCCAGTAGGGAGTATCTGGCTTGGGAGTACAAGCGTTGGGATATACAATCTCATGCTTACTGTTGGGCTTTGGAGGCAACCGACTTCAATCTTGGAGTGATGGTTGATGGAACTCTTCAGGTAATCGAGATTGAACGTACCGAAGAACATAAGAACGCATTCGTTGAGCTTTGCTGGTCGATGGTTCCGACGATTATGTCGGATGCTAAGACATGGCCGCAAAATTGGTCAGGTTGGCATTGCTCTCCGAACTGGTGTCCTGTCTGGCAGGCAGGCGAATGCCGAGGGAAACACCTCGGAGAAAATCCCTGGTAGGGAGAAAGGTAAACATGACTGACACAGCAAAAGTGACAGTTAGTTTCACTCAAAAAGTGAGTGAAGCTCCATACGAAACAGCGGACTACTCGCTCTCAATAGAGAGGAGTGTTCCTGAATCAATGGGGGATGACGGCATCATTGCTGAAGCAACTTCCATGTTTGAACAAGTGAAAAGTGAGGTGCTGAAACAAGCAGGTCAAGAGATAGATCTTTCTCCTGACGGCGTTGTGATGCGTCGCTTAAAAAGCGGCGTTTCCAGGGCTTCAAATAGTCAAGCAGGCCCCGCCCCGCAAGCGACTGCAAGTGTCGCTGCTCCAGCAGGACCGACGGCAACTTCAGTAGCTGCTACTCCTGTTCCTCCGCAGGCTGCGCCTGCAGGTGGGAAGATGAGTGGGCGTACCTATAAGCGCACAGAGTTCTGCTCTGGTAAAGGTGCCGACGAACGGCAGGCTGCTTTCAACTTGATGGCATTCCATCCGAATCAGTGGGACACCAACGACGGAGGCACACTTAAGGTGTACGAAGTCAAGGAACACGCTGATGGATCTACTGATGTAACGAAGAATGGAAAGAACTTTCCTAACTTCTCGATCAGTAAGGATGCTTTGGAACACATCGGAGTAGAAACTTCTCGTGATGTTGGTATCTGGGTTAATGATGGAGACAGCAATGTCCCTCTCAAAGTCTGGGACCAAGCTTCTGGGCAAACTCAATCAGATGCCATCGAATGGGACTGGCTTGGACGACGCGAGGAACTCCAAGAGTTTGCGTATAAGGGCAACTGATGGGTGAGGGTGACGAAGCTGTCGCCCTCACCACCGAGGAGATCGATGCCCGCCTTGCGGGTATCGATCTCCCCGAGGGAGAGCCACAGTACAAATTCTTTAAGCCAACAGCGCAGGCAGTAGACCGATGGGTCGAGTACGCCAAAGGCAGCCACGACTGTTTCCACCTAGGTCTTCAAGACATAGACAGCCGCATGCGTGGCGTCTGGCCCAGCGATGTACTCGTCGTCACAGGCAGAGCACACAGCGGCAAATCCGCAGTGTTGTTCTCTTCGATTGCACGCAACCTTCAAGAAGACCCCGATTTCTACGGAGTGATATACACTCCTGATGAACCCGAGATCCTGGTTGTATCCAAACTTTATGCGCTCTTATATCAACGAAATCTTGCTGAAGTGGAAGAAGCTCTTCGCGTCGAAGACAAAACTGTCATAAACGAAATACAAGAAGCCAAGTTTGGTTTCCTTGACAGAGTAAAAATCTTCCCCAATGCCCTCTCATTTCAGAATATGTCTGATGCCATGAGAGAATGCGAAGACTATTGGCAACACAAACCTCGGTTCGTGATGGTCGATTTTCTTGAACAGCTACCTGGCGCTTCAGGATACGAAGGCGTATCAACAGTTCTTAAAGGGTTAAAGGAATGGGCAGAGTTAGAGAACCTTCCCGTTGGTTTAGTTCACCAATCAGGGAAAGGTTCCACTCGTGGCACCTCTAGAGGAATGGACGACGGCAAATTCAATGCTGACGAATACGCAATCTTGCAACTCAACGTGTTCCGAAGAAGAGATGACCCCAAACTGTCTAACGACGAACGACGTGTCCACTCTGTCTCAGTGTCACTTGACTTATGCAAGAACAAACGTCCGCCATGTCAAATCACTGACCCTCCCATTGACTACTACATGGACCCCGAATGTGGACTTGTGCGAGAATACTATGAGAGCGATATCCCAGGAGATAACAGATGGGTGGAATAACTGCAGAAAGATTTGCTTTACTCCACCAAGGAGGAGCGTTAGCTGATGTCACCCACTGGGTGCATCCCTTGGAAGAGGACAGCAACGTCGCTTTGGGATACGGAGAAAAGTATTTTCGCCACATCGAACAGCATCTAAGTAACGATGTAGCCCTTGGGGTGTACCCGTTATGGCAACGGAATGGTGTGTGGATGGTGAATTGGTGTGCCGTTGATCTTGACGACGGAGAAAATTCGAGTGTCCACGCAGACAACCTGGTAACTCTTCTCGCTAAAACAGGTATCCGAAGCTGGAAAGAAACATCTAAAAGCAAGGGCTACCACGTATGGGTTTATTTGACTGAGCCTGTGGCTGCGAACGTGGCCCGTAAAGGGCTCATCGGAGCGTGCCGTGTTGTGGATGTCCCGACCCGCGAGGTGTACCCCAAACAAGTTTCTTTAGCTGAAGGGGCTTTAGGTAACTGTTTGCGTTTGCCGTACCCCCATCACCGTAACGTTGGGCGGCACGAGGTTTACGATCCCAATCATTCGGACTCGTTCTTTTCTCTTAAGGAGTTTGTTTCTGCAGCGTGGGAAGAAAGAACGCCACCAGGGTTGGTTCGTGGGTTGCTTCGCTTCTACGAAGCAACAGAACCGAAAGCTCCCCAGTACAAACCAGGGAACAGAGAAGACGGAGAGTTCAAGGGGAACGCTAAGAACATATGGGAACAAACAGAATTCTCAGACAGGTCAGAAGCTATGTACGCTTTCGCTAGCAGTCTTCTTTGGCAGGAATACTCCGCTGATGCCACGATGGACTGGTTACGTCGCCTCGATGAACGAGTCGGAAAGTTCGTTGGGCGACCAGACCGAGAGAAACAGTTAGAGAACATTGTTACTAAAGCATCCCAAACAACGAGGTACCATGCGTAAACATTCTTACAAGTTCACTGTCCCAGGAAAACCTAAGGTCAAAGGGCGACCAAGGTTCGCAAGGGGAAGAACGTATACCCCTAAGTCCACACTGGAACACGAGGAACACATACGGAATCATTACGATGGCCCCAAATTTGAGGGACCTATCTCTATTAGCTGTGTCTTCACAGCTAAACGCACACAAATAACGATCACGGAATTAGATGCTTCCTCAACAAAGCTGAGAGGGGATACAACCAACTACCTGAAAGCAGTGGAAGATGCCCTTAACGGTGTCGCTTACGAAGACGACATCATGGTCTACCGAATAGTAGGGAGAAAAAAATGATGGCCCCCCCATTCCATAAACGCCCATACAAAGAACGATATATGTCTATGGGTAAAGAAGCTGAAGGCGAGTTCGAGAAACGAGAACGAAACTGGGAACGATTCGGTTGGGATCGACCCGACGGGTTCGAGGTACACCAGTTACCTGGAACGTTTGCTGCTACCCCCGACTATGTACAAATATCTAATAAGGGTTTCCCCAGACTTGTAGAAGTCATGGGAATGGGTGCCGACGAAATGTTGAAAGTTAAGTTCAACAAAATTCGTGCGCTACAGTGGTGGGACGCATCCGAATTGGATGTGTGGTTTTGGATTTGGTCACGCTCACGCCAAAACTATGCAGATCTGACTTACCGAGAACTAATGACAATCATCAACACCGAAGAGATTCCCGTAGGAAACTTCGATAACAACAAACTGTTTTTCTCGATACATTCAGATTTTCTGCATTGGAACGGTGGTTGATGAGAGCGAGGGAGCACAACTCTTTAACGCTCTTCGAGAATTAAACTTTCCTTCTCTTTCCCCCCAACGTCCTTGGGTAAACGTAACCAGCAAAGACAGAGGTAAAGGTTACGGCCATAACATCCATCGACTTAACGTCAAAAGAGAATCTCGTTACAATCCAACTCCTGAAACAGAAATAGAAAGTTTGATGAGTGCCGCTCCGTTTGAGGAGCCACTCAGATCAATAGAGGAACGAGAGAAAGATCAAGAAGATCTTATCTTTGCAGTCCACAAAACATTTATGAGGCTCACATCTGACGAGCAGTGGTTGTACCACATGCTTGTTGATGTGGGCCTTTCTTTGCGTTTTATAGCCATAGTTTTGGAGATCCCTAAGACCACATTGGCTCGACGCAGAGATGAACTTGCAACAAAGCTCAGAGAATGTCTCCTCGAAGACCCCAGAATAAGGGATTACCTAACCAGGGAATAACGAAAAATATATCGTATATTTCTAAAGATCCTCAATGTTCGCTGTGCAAGCTCTAAGAAATGCGCTGAACCCGTTCAACCATTGCAACAGAGTCGCAAGAGCAACCATGTTTCCGTCTTCTGCTTCATCCCAAGCACCCAGAAGCTGATCAACTTCCTCTAAATCAAATGTAAGAAGAACACCTAACGTTCCGTTTATCCATTGAGCATGGGTGCCATCATCCATATCCAACAGGCCCTTACTCGAAAGTAAGGTCTGTTCGATTTCATCTTCAATGTCTAAACCCTGCTCGGCCATCCAATCGGCCCAAACGTCATCGAATAGTTCTTCTTCATCCACGGGCTTACCTCCCGAGGCGAGCCTTAGCCAAAGTTTTTAATGCGGCAATACCTGCAGCAGCGAAAGCTGTTACAGCAGCTTTCAAACTTGACACATCGGTAACAACAACTATCGCTAACGCCGCTTCGATGCCCGTCCACATGGAACGTTCAACCCAGTCGGACCACGAAAATTTTGTTTTAGGGGTTTCTTCAGTCACTTGCTACTTCCCGAACGGTCGTCCGCCCTGGTTTTGATTAGCCAGTGCGGTGGAACGAAGGTATGCGGCATCAGATTTGGCTTTAGAACCCATTGCCTGGGCGTTATCAACCGAATCAGAATCTTTCCATTGTTTACTTTTCTTAGCCATATCTACGGCCTCCTATAGGTTGTCTGGTGTGGCCCACTAACTAAACAATACATCCCAAGTTCTAGCACCAACTATGCCGTCAACCTTAAGGAACGCACAGTATTTGACCTGGAACATTTTGACTGCCCTTTTCGTGTTGTATCCAAAGATGCCATCGATTCCCCCAGGTTCATACCCAAGATCTCTCAGACGCTCCTGAACGGCCCGTACGGCCTCCCCACGACTCCGACGCCTCTTAGACAGAGGAGTATGGGATACAACCGCTTTCAGGCTCTCCAGGTGAGCCCTGATGCCTTCCCAATCTATTTTGTTGGGATCTCCAAGCGGTGACGGCATCCCTGACTTCAACCAGTTGTACAACCAGTTCCCAGGGCAAGTGGAATTTCCTAAATCTCTGTGTCCTTTGACCCACAGCTTCCCCTCATAACGACTATTGATGTGACCAATCAGCCACTTAATCGAATCCAACGCAGGCTCAGAAGCCTCTACCTCTCCCCAACCCGTAAAACAAACCGACTCAGTACGACTATTCCAACCCTTAGTAGCACCAGAAATGACGCTGCCTCCACGGCCTGCATAAATAACTCCCGCTTCATCAACCAACCAGTTGTACGCAATAGCGTTCCAGCCACGAGAATCCATATGAAAACGCTCATACGCTTTCAACGCAGCTACACCCTTTGGCCCGTTCTTCACACCACTGTGATGAAGAACAATCCCCTGCACCCGAGAACGCCTCAACCTACTGAAAGGCCGCTTGGGAGGACGAGCATCCCACCCGTCCCGAGAAATAATTGTTCTTTCAGACATATCTAAATCCTAGACCCTACGATTTTCTATATCTTTCATATCCCTAAGCATCTCAGCCATTTCCTTTTGCTGCTCAATAAGAGCACCACGTCTACTCTTCAGAGTATTGGGCCTGAGGTTCATACCCATGAACGTCGTAACCCAAGTAGTAACAATACGTTCCTGCTTACTTTTCTCATTCGGAGCAAGGCGACGCAAACGGCCAAGAACAGGAGAAAACTGATCCAAGAAATAAATAGTTTTATCAGTCACCTTCCAGTCGCCTTTATTGTTCTTCTTCGCATACCCAAGAGAATTGAGAATAGGCATCAACCCAGGCATGTGTTCATACGCATAAGGAACCTGCTGGTATCTGCCAGTAAAGGGAATGTTACCGAAATACTGTTTACCCATTGATAGTTCTATCGGAAGTTTGTACATAGGCATCACGCTCTCAACCAGTGGACGCCACGGTTCCTTATCGGTTATACCTTTCGACCATTTAGCAAGATCACGGAACGGCAAATCAGGTATCGAATACGCCCGATTACCTTGAAGCTCAAACGGTAAACGAATACCCATATTCTCCCCAAACCAGCTAGGAACAAACCCTTCCTCAGGAGAATGCAACTCCAACTCTTTCTTTATCTGACCCAAACGACCCCAAGCCGCAGGTTTTTTACCTATCGACTCAACAAGCACAGGCAAAATGTTTTTCTGCCAAGTCCAAAACGGGATCACCTGCTTCATTTTGCGTTCCGTCTGAGTCAAATTGGCGTAATCGAAATGGTATTTGTTTACAAGCTCGAAAGCATCATCGATGCTTCCCCCACCCATAGTTGTGTGGTGCGCTACAGCGCCACGCAACATGAACTCAGCATCTTGGTTCCATGAACGAATTTGGGCAAAAGGTTTGAAGTCTGCTTTGAACGGATTCCAAGATCCTGCCCTCCATGCTCCCTCACCACCTGCACCAATAACGTCCAACGCAGACTTAACTTCCTGCGACACTTGACCACTACTACTCATACCCGTTCGATACCACCCCAAGAACGTTTTAAGCTCATCTACAGGAACAGCACCCTGAACCTGTGGGGCACCAAACTTTCCTTTCAAACGAATAGATTTACCACCACGGATAAGCTCCTCTACCCCGAAAACAATATCGTCAGGTCGGCCCGCAGCTTCAGCCGCTTCAGCCGCTGCACGACGAATACCCAGAACCCTGCCATGCAAACCCATAGGCACATCAGCAATCTGGTTATTGATCCACATGCCACCCATCATGTTTCTCAAAATAAAACCAGGCGTACTGATAGCTTGAGCTTTCCACCAGTTCAAAAACGTTCCGTAGCCCTTCATGAACCCGCTCATAGCTTGAGTATCAGCGGTTCTAGCTGCGGCCTGAACCGCAGCAGAGAACAGTTCAACCGATCCTTCTCCCGCTCCCCCAACGAGACTGTATCCACGCAACAAGCTGTTGGTTCTATTGGATACATCCTGAGCGTTGCCGAGCCCTGACATGGTGACCATGTACTCGTTTAACCGACCGCCGTATGCGTCAGAAAGATTGTGTTGGTTGCGGACCTTGCGAAGTTCCGCAACCGCAGCTTGCTGAGAATCTGCTGCACTTATTCGGACACTTGTCTTATCCGAATCCAATATCCGCATCTTCTCCAGCTTGAGATCATCAATAATTTTTTGCTGCTGACCAATAACACCCATCATTCGTGAAAATTCGTCTTCGCTTAATTCGTTGAACCCTCGCTTGCCTAACTCTTCACGAATTTCTTGTTCAGTTTTGCCTAACCGACGTAGTTCAGCTTCACTTTTCTGGACCCTAGCTCGATGAATAGCACGATTTTTTGCAAGGTAAGCCTCAGTCTCTAACAATTTCTTTTGGGCAGCACCCATAGCAGTTTCAAGCCCCTCGAACTTTGCCCCAAGAATCTCAAACGTTTCCTGCAACGCATTATCCGCCGCTTTAGTGCCTTGATTCGCAAGACCAAGATTCAAAATCTCTTCTATCTCACGCAACTTCGCATTCAACAAGTTACGTTCAGCCCCACTGATATCACCAAGAAGCTCAGCAACAGCCGTACCTATAGGAGACTCCCCATCAAGAAGAGCTTTACCGCCCTGAGCGGTTCGGTAACGATCCAAACGAGCAAGAATCCCCAGGTCCCCCTCATCCAGCCCACCAATAAGACGCTTCAGTTCCACCAACTCAGGCATATCCTCAAGCCACTTCTCCCACTTAGGATTATCCTTAAAGATCTGACCTAAACGCCGAGAGATACGACCCAACTTATCTTTGCGAGCTTTACTCGCAAGCATCTTCCCGTTTCTAGCAAAATCGAACAACTCGTCAGCCGACATGACATTCAAAAAATCTTCCAAATCGTCGGCAGCCCGCACCGTCACATCATCCATCATGTGATTAATAAACGTGGACTTAAAGTTACGCAACCCCTCACGCAAGACATTCACCATGTCTTGAATCTCTTTGTAACTGTCAAACAACGGGATAAACCCTTGAAGCTCAGGATTAATACCCTGAACAGCTTCAATACGTTTCAACATTTCTTCTAACTGATGAACCTGATCGTCAAGAGCGTGAATCATTTCCACAGCATCGCTACGAGCAGCATGCAAACGAGCAACCTCATCAGCAGTTTGCCGAACCTTCTGACTTATGTATCCAACCCCCCTACGAAGATCGTAAGCACCCCCTGGGCTAATCAAATCCAGAGCGTCTTTACTTAAACCTTCAACACCTGAACCGTTTTGGATAGCGCGCATAACGGAAGCAATAGCTTCCATTTCTCCTTCAAGGACAGCTATCTCGTTAGCTGCCTTGACTGCTGCCGCTTTACTTGTTTTGCTTCCCGCTTGACCAGCTTCACCCATGTAATAGTCAAGGTTTTTGGCTTGTGCAGCTTTAGCTGCCTCAACCTTTTCTTTAGCAATTTGAGCCCTAGATAGCGAACGTCCAGCCCTATCCGTTTGTGCTGTCAAACGTGTTGCTGCCTTCCGAGACAACTGGCCGTTAGCGCCACGAACAACAATGCCTCGCTGCGCTAAACCATCCACCACATACTGAGAACGTATGTACCGAGCATGAGAATCTATGTACTGAGTTAAACCTTTAGTCATATCAGTATCAAAGATGTCAACCCATGTGTCACCATGAGCTTCTTTACCCATCTTCGATAACTGAATTCTAATAGAACCAGCTTTATCAATGTCCTTAAACGTTCCAACCTGAGTCTGGTTGGTGTATACATGGCCGTCTCTATCAGTAATCCTGAAGCCTTCTTCAGCATCTAACTTGCGTACAATCTCCCTAACAAGTTCATCGCCTTCAGCAATCTCGTCGCTGATACCTAACTGGGCACGCAACTGAGGGATATCAATAATGTTCTGCCTGATAATTTCTTTCATCCCGCGAGGCGTAATCCAATTACGCCCAATGAAAGAATTACCCTGAACCATCTCATCAGCAGTGACATTCTTAGGAAGAGATTTACCTCTTAAACGGCCAAGCTCGTCAAGCTTCTCAGCGCCTTCTCTACCTATATAGCGCATCAAATACAGTTCGCCGACAACATCACCTAAGTCATCGCTGTACGGCAAAGCATCATTAACAAGCGTCCGTAAACCATCCAAATACGCTCGGGCCTCCTCCCGCAAAGCCATAGCTTTAGGTTCAATACCGAACTTATTCCCCTGAGAGATCAGAAAAGAAGTTTCGTTCTCAGCGGCGAGCATCAAATCATCAAAATCAATACCCTCTTTAGCGGCTTTACGTTTAAGATTCTCAGCGCCCGTCTTAGCTGCCATCGCAAAAGTCGAAGACCTGGTGTTGGCTGTTTGCCCGATCCGTTGTATCCAACGACCGTTCACTTGTTCCACTATGTCGGAGGAACGAATCATCGCATTAACATTAACGTCGGTGCTAAACGCTTTACCGAAAGTTTGCCCCATCCGTGTTGAGGCCGCAGCCCCAAACACTTTCCCAGGAGTAGAAGCAATAGCACCAACAAATGCGGCATTTCCAGGTATCTTCGCCAACACTCTGGCAGACCCAGGCATCTCCACTGCCATGTTCTTAGCCAGTCTCGCAGCCTTATCAGCTTCAGTCCCAGCAGCAACACGCCCCCTGTTAATAGGAGCAACAGCGCCTTTCTGACCACGCAACTCAGCAAGACGCTGACGACCCAGCTTTAAGTTATTAGGTTTCGTGAGATCTAAAGCCTGATTAGTTTCATCTCCCCACCTGAACAAGCCACCAGGCCCAGCCTTACCCCCACCTTTACCAGGAAGTAACTGACGGACACGCATATCATCTAGTTTCCTGCCAACAGCAGGAAATATGGTCCTCAAAGGCTTCTCTATAAAGGTGCGTCCCAGCTTCCCAGTACCAGGAATCGTGAAACGAGCACCAGACGAAATACCTATGTCGTCCAAGTATTTGCCCGCAGACAACACAGACTTAGTGCGATCAACTCTTTGTGCAGCCTTTAACATTCCTGCTGCTTTAGCTGCGTCACCAGCAGCTTCAGCAGCTTTAGCGGCTTTACGCAAACCATTCGCCACATCAGCAGCCTTAGCGCCACGAGCCAACAGCCCAGCACCAGCCATATACGTCAACGGATCTAAAGCAACATCCAGCCCCAACCCAAGAGCAAAACCCTGCCACCCACCAGGATCAACATCCCAGTCCCGCAACACCTCACCCATCATCATGTTGTCGCGACTCTGCTGTGCCCACTCACCCACAGAAAAAGACTGATCGTCTTTTCCTATATCACCGATCTCTTTGATAGCGGATACAATCATCGCCCGAGGCGTATCGACGAAATCGATTATGGGGCCGACAATAGGAATATCGAAGAGCCCATTACCCGAAGACTCTTTGGGTTGTATGACAGGACCAGGTAAAGCTTTACCGCTTTTATTTAGGTTGAGCCCTAACTGGCTCATCATGTTTTGCCGCTGCGGAATCTTCATTGGCCGAGGCGGAGGAGCAATCGCCATAAAGACCCCTAATTGTTGAGAGTTTCAGATTGTGTCTTTAAGGTCTGTATGATTTTGGCCCAGTTTTCTATCGAAAGTTCTTCCCCGATTAGAGCGTTCCACTCTGGAGGCAGCATCCCTTCGGTGATCGTTATCGTTCTTCCCGTGGGGGCAGCTTCAATCATTTTGTTCATTGAACCAGGAATCGAACTTGTCATTGCAGCAGCCATTGGGTCCATTCCAAGTTGAGATGTTCCAAAGTGCATGGCACGCTGTGCTTGCATTTGTGCTTCATTCGCTGCAGCAGCAGCCGCATCCTTCGCTTCTGCACCAGTAATCCGACGATTCATCAAAGCATTATTAATATCTTGAAGCTCATACGACAAACGCTGAGAACCCTGGAACAGCATGTCCGAAGCGTCAGCGTCGAACTGGCGACGCTCCTTAGCAAACCCAGACTTCGCACGACCCATACCTAAACGGGCACGTTCAGCACCAAGCATCGACATGCGGTGAGCCAAATCTGATGCCGATTGCATCTGGGCACCCAACAAAGCACCCATCTCGGTGCCAACCATTTCCGTATACTTAGTCGGATCAATACCGAGGTTATTTAACCGAGTAGAAGCAGCAGACGTTCGAGCATCAAGCTTCCGTTCCGTTTCCTCAAACTCAGCAGTCCTCTTAGCCTCATACCAGCCTTCAGCGTCACGACGTTCCTGATCTTGTTGCAGAAGCTGACCAATAATCGCTTCCTCATCGCTATCGAACTGACCACCCGCACGCTCTCGCTCTGCCCCTAAATAGGTTTTCATATCGCCGTAACGATCCCGAGCGTAACCACGATTCGTTGCAGCTTGCTGCTCCGCTAACCCCATAGCTGAACCACCACCGCCACCAGCGCCAGCGGCGCCAGGGAACAAAGCCTGAAACAACTCCATATCAAAAGCTTGAGGTTGTCCCTCTGATGGGCCTTGTTCTGCAACCTGTCGAATCTTTTCTTGCCGACCTCGTTCCTGTTCAGCGGCATAACGTTCAGGACCTATAGCTGCCATAGCAGCAGCCCACTCAGGACTGTTTCGCCCACCAGGATTAGTCGCTGAACCTTCAACTAACCCAAACTGGCTAGGAACATAAGACTCCGTAAAAGGAGCTTGAGGGTACTCACCAAATAGTTTCCTATCTGCAGCTTCTAAAATATCTGAAGGAGCATCTAAAAGGTTATTAGCCCCTTGCAGCAGATTTCCCATGATTCCTCTGTCAGAATCCCACCACTCAAAATCGTTAGGATCTTTAGGGGGAGCTACTTCAAACTGACCATCAGGGCGAGATACAGATCCATTATCATATCTTTGTTCTGCGGCTCGACGTAGATCTTCCAGTTGTATCCGCTGATTATGCGCTGCCCGTTCCTCCGCAGTGACAGAAGAGCTTTCTCCTATCTGAGGACCATACGCACCCCCCGCCAGTGAAGACAGTGGTATATCTGAGCGGTTGGGACGAAAATCACCCCCAGCAGCTATCTGGTTGGTGTCCCCACCAGGGTAATCACCAAATAGTCTGGTATCTATAGCTCCTAGAGCATTTGAAGGAGCATTCAAAAGCTGCCATAACGGATTCTGGCTCGAATCCCCCCCACCAAGCTGACCTGGCAGATTCTGCAAAGTTCCACTTCCACCAAGCACACCTGGCAGATTCTGCAAAGCATCAAGGCCCGAACGCACAGGTTTTAAGTCACCAAGCCGTTGAGCAACACCCAAACTAGGGTCCCACTTATTGCCAGGAGCAGCATCCATAAGAGTGCCATAAGGATCTGGAAGACTATTCACCCCTGACGCAACACTCCCTATAGCTTTCAACAAAGCATCATCTGCATCTGCTAAAAACTCTGCCCCACCACTCGCAGGGCCAAGATTTTGACCAGTCAACCTGTTTTTGCGCTCAACCATAACCAAAACCCCTATTGCAAAGATCTAATCTGCTGAGCAATACTTGCCCGCAGTTCATTCGGATCAGAAATATTTGCTGTAGTAGCAGCAACACCCAACGCATCAGCCAAAGCATCAGAATCAATACCTCTGTAATACTGTTGTTCCTGAGCTAAATCGCCACCAATATTAAGCTGTTGCGCCGACAAATCATACTGTCGGAGCATGTCCCCAATAGACCGCAACTGATCTGACTCGTACTCCCCCAACGTCTGATCCTTAATCCCACTGTTCAGCACATTTCTTTGATTCAACCTGTCCCAAATAGGTCGCTCCCCACGTATCCGCTTCTCATCCTGTCTATCCAAACCGTAAGCCAAACCTTGACCTAAAAGCTCACGGTTATATTGATTACCGCTCAGAGCATTAACCAAATTAAAATAGTATTCATCAGAAGCAGTCGTACCAAACGTCTTAATCCCTGTATTCCCCACAGAAGGCTGTGGCTGATAGCCACCCTCGAAGGATACAAGCCCGTCAGTAGCACCAGTAACACCAGTTGGATTAGGTGCACTCTTAGACGCAGCATTCGCTGCGATCTGAGACTCAGCAGTTACGCCCCGTGGAAACGGGTCCAAAGAAGCAGCATCAATAGTTCCCCAATCAGCAGTAGCCTTAGGAGTTACCCCAAACGAACCATGATCCGCAGCAGCGTAACCACTCTGGTTACGTGCCGCTCTAGCAGCGCTACGACTAGGGCCACCTACCCCGTACTCTTTAGCGGCATGAAAAACTTCAGGGTTAAGAGAGACACCTCTAGGTTTTTTTGCACGCATGGGGATGAGGCCATCGCCCTGCCATCCCGCCATACCGTATCCCATCGAAACCTCCTACCTCAAGGCTCTTGTGTCCCACAACAACAATCGCAAGTACATTGAGCGTCCTCAAGCTGCTTGATGTGGACCCTCATTAGAGCGATTTCCCATTCAAGCTGCCCACGCTCACTTAAAGAAGCAATAACTTCTTCGATGCCTACGTCAGCACTCATACGGCTGGTGCGGGCTCTGGCTCGATAGGCGCTGGCCCCACAAGAGCCGTAACCTCATCTTCGCTTAACCCAAGATCAAGAAGTTTTTGACGACCAGTCGCAGCATCAGCACGTTCCTGTGCCTCCGCTACTAACCGAGCAGCATTATCCTCTTCAGCGTGAGCAAGACGGTCGTTGTGAATAACCGTTTCTTCATCGGTCATATCACGAACAGTCGCTTCACCTGTAGCGCAATCATAAATTGCGACTTGTGGTTTATCTGTCATACCTATTTCCTTAACTCTTTAGTTCCCAACATAATTCTGTATTGCGCCTCTATATAACAAAATGTCTCCCTGAAAGCCGTATGAACTGGAGAGCGTTATCTCGTTAAAATATGTAGCGTTACTAGTGCCGCCCGTAGCGAAGCCCCAAGACCCAGATTCAGCTTGATAGGTGACAGGCGAAGCACTCGAACCGTTATACACACCACTAGAGCTACCTACTCCACCTGGATACCAGTTGGTGTTTTGGTGATAAGTGTTGAAATCTATGGTCGTGTACGCCCCCCGACGCACATCATACGATTGGACTGTCACGCCTTCGCTGTCAGTTACAGCGCTCCCCCACGCATAATAATTGTAGGATGCCCCGAACATGCCACTACCACAGTAAATCCCTGGACGGCTATTCCCGAAGTCATTGCCATAGTTGCTGTACATCTGGCTTGAATATTTTGAGGTCCAATCCCCAGAGTACATGTTTGACCCATCCCACGAGGATTGGTTTCCTCCCATCATAATCCAGAAATAACTGTTTGAAGCCATATTTTGAGTATCGAAACGGAGTTTGCAAACTAGCCTGTAAACAGGAAAGTTAGAGCTATTCACAGCAGTGGTGTTACCTTGATCGTCAGTAACAGTACCGCTCTGTAAATTAGAAATTGTCAGGTTTGTATGGCTACTTTGAGCATGATAATGAGATTGTAGATACCAGTTCTGATTAGCCATCGTTATCTTCCAAACGCATCGGATTTACCAGCGCCGTAGGCAACAAGTTTAGAATAAGAACCAAAATATTTGGGACTCCCAGCGCTATCTATCCCCGCTCCGATACGAACGCTGTCCATCGGCCCTATCGACCTCACATCTGAACCCGCTGTATTTGCACACAAATGAGTATTTCCTATCCATGTAGTTGACATTTGCGACGTTGATCCAGTGGAAAGGTTACCTCCACCATTCCAATGAATACTCTTGGCAGTGTTGTCGCCTGGGCCTACACAAACACCCGTGAAACAAAAACGAGACATATCGGCGTAAACTACGCCACTGGGATACCAAAGGCGCCCTATTCTGCCGAAGTTCGGAGACAGCATGTTTGAACTACTGTTGATGAAATCTCCCATCCGATCATAAACGGTAGTACTAGAATCGTATTGGAATGCGGCCAGCGAACGGTAAAAACAAGCGCTAGCATCTGGGCCTCCAGGCCAAGCACCTTGCATCTGGATAGATGGCCCATCAGTCCACTGCCCTGCACCAATGTTTGTACCACCGCCTCCCGAATGGTCAATCCAACCAGTAAACACAAACTCCAGTATCGCATAACTAGTGTTAAGACCAGTCAACTCCAAATACTGTGTCGTATTGTTTGTAGTTTCCACTTCCCCAAGTAGATGATATTTTTGGGTTGTGTTACCCCAAGCGTCTACGCCACCCATTATTTAGGATTCCTTCCAATCATTAACCAACCTTGGTAGCTGCTTGATCCGTTACCCCAAGGCGTAGAAAAATACATCTGATCGACTGGGTTCGTGTTTCTGTAAACACCTGAAGCACGCTGCACACACGCATAGCTAGTGTTGTTGCCATTGCTATGACCTGCCTCATACCACCAAGCTTTAGTGTTCGTGCTGTCAAAAGCATTGGCGCAATAGAAGTGCATACTGCTGTACATATTTGAGTACGAGACTGGGTAAACATATTGCCCAGTGTTGATATTCGTGCCGTAGCTTGATCCAGTAGACCAACCCCAATAGTTATACCCACCCCAGTTGTCGGCGTTAGCACCGCTACTGTTGGTACTCATCCAGAACTCGCCTTGACCAGACCAAGTGGACGACTGATTCCAGTGAATCCACAGTTCCAAATCACGCCACTCGGTATTGGGAATATTGTTTATATAAAAATTTCCCTGTATCCCATTTGAATAACTGATTTCTCCGCTGCCCACGACAGGGTTCATCGCCTCGGAAGAAGCAATAATCCCCCAAGCACTCCTCGATGCAGTCGTTACACCAGCCATTAGCTAAGAAGTCCTGCCGCAATCCAAAGATCAGTGTCACACTTGGTGAGAACAGCTTGACCGTACTGACCAGTGATACCCAACGCACTGTTGTACGAGTAGATGGTTACGCCAGCGCCAGCAGTCAACGTGACCTGTCCTGCACCGTAGTTGACAACATTGACCGTTACTCCAATGTCGAAAGCGACACTGGAGTTAGGTGGCACCGTCAACGTGGTTGCCGCAGCGTTATTCATTTTGAGAAGTTTGCCAGCATCCGCAGCAACCAACGTGTAAGCGGTACCTGTTTGTTCGTTAATGGTGAACTTGTCGGTACCAGCAAGCTCCGCATACGCTTGCGAGTTCCATGCGGTCGTGCCGTCACCAATCTTGTACAGCATGGTGTCAGTTTCCATCCCGAACTCGCCCAAAGCGAGTGTCGGGTTGGCGCTAGTCCAGTTGGCAGCGGTATCTCGACGAAGTTGTATTTGAACAGCCATTATATTCCTTGTGCGTTTCCGCCCGTCGCCGTAGCGCCGATGCCTCCATAATTAGTGTTTGCTTGCCCACCGTCAAGGTTGTTGACAGAAGTACCATGAGGACCTGTTGGCCCAGTCGGACCTGTTACGCCACCGTAAGCGAGTGAACTCCAAGCGGTAGCGCCATCACCGATCTTGAACTGGCCTGCTAGTTGTCCACCGCCAGCATCCGTTTGGAGAGCGAACTCTCCATCAGCCATAGTGGGGTCAGCAGCAACCCATTCGGCGTACGTTCCTCGACGGAACTGAATCTGAATTGGCATTTATGTAACCCCTCCTGCGTCTATCGGCGTGACCCCGCCGTAGTCGCCGTTAGAACTTGAGGCAGGAACACCGCCGTTGACAACTCCT